ATGGAGAGTTGGCAGAGTGGTAATGCACCGGACTCGAAATCCGGCGAACCGGCTAATACCGGCGCGCAGGTTCAAATCCTGTACTCTCCTTAAATTAATTATCTGTACCAACCTTGAGCGTCGTCAATCGTTGAGTTGACGGCGTTTTTTGTTTTTAATAATCGCTTTAAAACTGTATAAATAGATATAATGGTGCACTTTTTGGTGCACTCTTGCTAAAAAATACTAAATTATGCTGATTTTTTGCACTTAAAAGTGCACCAAAAATATTAAAACGTGCCTTGACGCCTTATTCCATAAGGGTTTTAGGTTCAAGCAAAAAGCACACCTACACCTAGGCGGGTAATACATAAAAAATCCCCCACGCCGAAACGCAGGGGAAAAGTTGCAGAGTGATCAAGCTCCACAATGAATGAAACTCTATATCAAGTTATAGCACTATTTTGCTGCTTGTGAGGCGGATTCTGACGCCATTTCAGTGTCAGATGATGTAGAACTATTCACTACAGCGACTGTGGACGTTGGTGTTTGCGCTTCGTCAGCAACTTTATTAGCTGCTGCTTCGACTTGGCTTTCCTCGTCACTTTTAACTGTTGGTACTGTCACTGTTTGAACGTCAGTAATAACGCCCAGCATACCAAGGATCGTTAATACTGTGTTAATAACGGCAACAATGGCTGACCAGTCACTAGTAAATTTAATGCCAAACATGGCAAAGACTTGCTGAACCAAAACAATCAATAAGGAAACGATCCCAGCGATCAATTTACCATTCAAGCTACCATCGACATTCTTGAAGCTAATTTTTTTAATCATTATTTTTCCTCCTAAAGGAACTTTTCTGCGATGTAAATAACTAACGTGACGAGCACGCCACTAACCAAGAATCCAATTAGCCAATTTTGAATCTGTGTCACGCGATCAATTTGATGGCTGGCTTCGATGGACTTGGCTAGGGCCTTGTCCGCTTTGTCGCTGATATCGTCAACTTGATTTAGCTTTTCTTCGATGTTCTCAACTTTCGTTTTGGTGGCGGCCACATCCTTTTGAATATCCATTAATAACTTAGTTGTATCGTCGTATTGTGCCATTATCGCACCACCAATCTCTGGCCAGGATAGATAGTGGTGTAAATTGTCTTTCCGTTCTGGCTAGCTAATGTGGTCATATTTAGGCCGTTGCGTTGTGCGATTGTCCACCAGCTGTCACCATTCTTAACTGTGTAATACGTGCGGCTAACCAGCTGACCAGTAACTCGCTTCCCGTAGGCTGTCCCGTTGGTGACGCCTAGCTTAATGAAGCCGTATAGGCCATTTGAACGGGTGTAACGTGCCCATACATAGTCATGTTCAATAATGACGGCATTGTAAGTCACACTCTCACCCTTGTAATAGGTAGCCACTTGACGTACTTTGTCTGAATCCGTGTAGCGAACAGCTAGTGTCCGGTTAGGGTAGAACACCCCTCGCTGGTTGTATTTAACGACCTTAAAGGTGGCCTTCTTAGCTGCCTGAGCCTTTTGAGCCTTCTTAACGTTGGCTTTAGCTTGCTTCTTGCTAGCAGTCGTATAGCCTGATTTGGTAATCCCTGTTAAATCAACATTTCCGTCTAATCCGCCTGCTTTATACATGCTAGTAAACTGAAAGATAGCCACGCCATCCATGCTAGGGAACCAGTTATAATCCGGCTTAGTTCTAACCAGATAGTCTGGATATTCAGCTAGCCATAGACAGCTACCATAGGCTTTGACAATGGCGCTAGTATTAACATGAGCATTGAGGTAAGCTTTGCCGGAGTATAGCATCGGTGTATAGCCGTACGCCTTAATGAGGGCCATCTGGGCTTTAATGACATTAGTGTTGGCTGTCACGCTGTTAGAAGCCCCGTCCTCACAGTCCAACGCCACAATACTACCCTTGGGCGTCTTAACGCGTGGCAAGTAATAGGCCATCATAGTCTTGGCATTGGTCATATTGCCACCAACACCGTCCCATAAGTACGTGTGCACCCGTTTACCAGCCTGTTGAGCTGATTTAACTTGGCTGTTATACGTGGTCTGAGGGATATTAGTACCACCATAAAAACCACCCGCCTGTGAGAATACAAACTTATCGGTGCTATAGCCGAATGTCCCACTATTACCGTTATACTTAGACCAATCCGGCCCTTGTTCCCGGCTAGTTGAAGCCTGACTGTTTAAATTGACCATTAAAAAGGCCATAAAAATAGCGCCCATCATTAAGATGAGTGCCTTTAATTTGTGCTTATTCAATTGTCTGCCTCCTATTCAAGACTACTATTAACTTGGAACTGTAACGTTGACTCACTAGGGTAAATTGACGTTCCTGTACTATCAACCACCCATACTTCCAACTGATAATTACCTGCTGTTAAACCGGTCATTAAATCTGCTGTTAAAGCTAGCACAATCTGACCAGTTGTTGGGTCCGTTAAGCTAGCTGGGTCAACTGTGGTCGATTTAAGATAGCCACTAGCATTGCCCAATTTAACGGTAATTGAAGTGGCATTAGTTAAGTCCGTTGCCACATTATCATTGCCACATACTAGTGTGAAACTGGTAGTTGTATCACCAATTTTAACCGTCTGTGGTGACGTATCGGTAAAACTAAGCGTTTTTGCCATTTTCAGGCGCCTCCTTTTCGGCCAACTTAGCATTAAGCTTGTCAATTTGAACTTGAGCCATTGCTAATTGCTGGTCTTTAACGGCAATCTCTTGGGCATAGTTACTAGTTAGCTTGTTAATCAAAGCCTGTGCATCAATATTCATAATTTAAGCCTCCTTCGTAGTCGTGATAACTGGTTTTAAAGCGGTCAGACTGTCAATCAGTGTGTTCAACACCTTCAATTTAACGTTATCAATTCCACCTGCACCTCCAGCAATGGCAGTGTTAAAGTCATCCATGGTAATGCTGACCTGTGAGCTGATACCTAGCGTGTTAATCTGAACGCTAATCGTCATAATATTGTTCGTGTAATCTGGTTTATAATTCGTAATCAAAATGCTATCCATTTAATTTGGCCTCCAATTTGTTTAATCTAGCTTCCAGTTCCATGTTGTGACCGTTTAATTGATCAATCTGCTTTTGTTGTTCCTGTACCGTAGCTAGGGTGGCATTTAAAAGCACACTGTCATCCACCCCACTTAGCTTGCCGTTTTCATTACGGCTGATAAAGACGTCTGGCAATTGCCACTGCTTTGTTACATTAACGTCGTCAACAATGCTAGACAGCCGCAAATGACTAGTATTATCGTCTGTTTTGTATTGATAAGTGGCTAAGTCAATTGAGTTAACGAGCTGCGCCCAATAAGCTGTGTCAGCCTTTTTAACGTCCTTCTTAACGCTTAACAGGGACGATTTAACTAGTGAGGTATAGTTAACCGTAGCAGCGAATATATCAACAGAGCTACCATTAGCACGATTGAAATGAATCGGGCGGTTGTCGGAACTGGTAATCGTGTGATAGGTATTTATGTTGAAGTTGCCAATATCTAAAGAACGATTAAATTGAATGTTATTAGCACCCGAGCCATCAATACCAAAGCTGGCTGTCTTCATAGTTGGACCATTACCGACATACCAGATATTCTGTGTGCCATTAGGGTTGATATTGCCATATGGTGTAATAATGATACCCTTCGGTGTAACATCAGCAGAAGTACCGTTAAAGGTGATTTGTTGAGTATCTCCGTGTAGCGTCAGCCCATTCAACGGACTGATCAGAACTTGACCAGTTAATTGGCTTCCAGAAACGGATTGTGAAAATGACATATCCTTGCCATTAGTAAAGCCAGAGTTCAAAGAAATCATATCGCCACTAAAATTGCCATCATAAGCTTCATATTGACTTCCGGAAGAGTTTATGGCGCGATACATGGTTCTTAGTCCGCCACCACTCATCTCTGTCCTTAGAGCGCCCATTGAGTTAAAAAGTGTCGTGGAAGCTTTGCCAGTAGGTTCAATGGTGAATGGATAAAAATTACTCGTATTATTAGAATCACTAATACTGTCGCCACCATGGAACGTTGTCCCGTTAATGGTTGAACCATTGATAACTGAGCCATCTATTTCGCCAGCACTGACAACATTACCTGTGTCTGGCTGGTACCCTGTTGATTGAGCAGTTTGAGTTAGCATAGGTGAACTAAATAGAGCATGACCAGTACCGTTGTATGCCCAATATTGGATAGCAACATAGACAGCTGTACTTGGTGAAATGATATTGTTAATTGTCTTGTAGGCCCACCCTTGTGCAGTTGGGTTGCCATTCCACGTGTTACCAGCATATCCACTAGCCAATCGGTTACCGTTAGCATCAAAGAAGGCCAGTGTAAATTGATACTTCATGGCAGCTTCACTACCATCTTCAATAAACCAAACTGACGCACTATAAGGCTGCCCCGTTAGTCCATTTAATGGGTATAGCTTAGATTGCGCAAACGTTACCCAAGTCCCAGAACCAGTTGAAGAGTTAAATCCAATTGAAGGAACACCGTCATGCAAAGTAGCATTTGAATAGTATCCTTTAGTGAATAAATTCCAACCGGGAATTAGTGTATTTGGGTATGTGCCAGAATTACCTAATAATGCCGCATTATAAACTAAATTTGTAACGCCCCTGATTGTTAAATTGCTAGCCACCACATTACCATTTGAATCAGTTGTAAAGCTACCGTTTGGCGTGCTGAATGAGTTGGCAACAATATCGACACCTTTTAAGGAACCGGTTGTAACATCACCTAAATTGGCACTTAATGCCGATAGTTTGCCAACATTTAACCGGTCAGTGCTGAGTGTTCCAGTGGTGATGTTTGATGCGTTAATATTTTTACCAGTAATCGTATTAAAGTCAATCGTGCCAGCTGTTAATTTATTGGCACTAACATTACCAACTTGGGCATCAGTGATAGCTGCATTGGCTATCTGTGCCGTACCTACAGCCAATTTGCCTATCTTGGCATTAGTAATTGCACCGTCACCTATTTGGGCAGTACCTACGGCTAGGTTAGCAATCTTAGCACTACTGATAGCGGCATCTTTAATATTGGTAGTGTCAACAGCTAGTGAACCAATTTGAGCATTGGTAATTGCACCATTGGCTATCTGTGCCGTGCCTACAGCCAATTTGCCTATCTTGGCATTAGTAATTGCGCCATCACCTATTTGAGCAGTGCCCACGGCTAAGTCAGCAATTTTGGCGCTATTGACAGCCTCATTACCAATCTGAGCATTGGTGATTGCACCATTGGCTATCTCAGCCGTTCCAATGACCTCTTTATCAATAACCGTCTCCGTTGTGATATGGACTACCGAGCCGTCCTTAACACCTGCGCTCAACGTCTGATAATCAGCACTTGCCTTGTTTGCACTTACTGCTGCTTGACTACCAACTAATATGGCACTTGAGGCAGCCTGACTAGCATTGTTAGCGATACTAGTTGCATTGTTACCAGCACTTTGAGCTTGGTTAGCAGCAGTAAGTGCTTTGTTGGCATTCACCGTTGCTGTACTACCAGCTATGACAGCACTTGAAGCGGCTTGACTAGCACTATTAGCAATACTGGTTGCATTGTTACCAGCACTTTGAGCTTGGTTAGCAGCTGCAAGTGCCTGTGAAGCCATCTGACTAGCATTATTACCCGTTGCAGTTGCCTGTGAAGCTACTATAGTGGCACTAGAAGCGGCCTGACTAGCTACTGCAACACTAGACTGCATGTTGCTAATATCCGTGTTATAGGCGTCCTTTAAGGCGGTCTGTACATTGCTTAAAGCCGTATTATAGGCGTCCGTAAGGCTCTTATAAGTGTCCCGATCAACGTCACTAGCTTTAGTGGTATCCGTTAAGATGGCCGTCATAAAGGTGTTCAGGTTAGTATAGGCTATGGTTAAATCAGCCGTATTGATACTGGCATCTTTAGCACGGGCTAGAATCACATTATACTGACTTGTTAATCCGGCATATTGTGCTGCTTGGGTCTGCTTTTCAATGACACTCATTAAATTGGGATCGTTTAAATCGGTAACCCCACTAGCCGCACTATCTGCCGTATTTTGAGCGTTAATAATTTTAAGGCCATCATCGGTTAAAATGACCTGTGTTGCGTTAGATTCTGCCATTTATTTCACCTCCTTTCTTAATCATTGCTAATTGTAGCCATTGGCAAACGTTCCTTAATTGGTATTACAAAGACACGTGCTATAGAACCACAATTGAAAGTCACCAATAGCTCCGGCTGGTTAGTCTGACTATAGATAATGTTGCATGTTTCAGGTTCGATAACATCATCGGTTAATCCTAAATTCATATCCAGTAAATAGTTAGAGGCGAATTCTTGCCCGCCATGAACAACATTAATGGCGTACACCATACGGGGGTCTTTCATGTTGTAATCACCCGAGTTAAAGTACACATATGGAAAGTCAATGCCTTGTGATTGGTAGGTTTGTTTGTTCTCGTCAAACCCATAGTTGGCAACATCAAAACTATATAGCACATCATAATTACCTTGTTTAACCTCATCGAGTCGTAGCACATCATGTTTACCATTCACGTAGCCACACAGTACGTACCCGTGTTTGAAATCAACGCTGACTCTTATATAACGGTCGACAGTGCAAAAACGCGTAATGCGATTATCATCATTGTCTAGGGTCGCATTAGCAAGGTAGGGTATGCGACTAATTGCATATTCGTTAACGTTTAAATTAGGCTTGGTTGCGGACCAAATGTAAACAGCCCCATCTACCTCTTCGATTGAAAAGCTAGATCCATGCCCACCATGTGAAACGATCATCTTGCTAATTGGCTTAAAATTAGTGTCATGTAAGACAAACATGACATCAGTAGTTGTACTTTGATTAATCGCCCGACTAGTTATATATTGGCCGTTGCTCAAAGGACACATGTATTGCACCGTATCAGTTACTCCTAGTGTCTTGTCGTCTTGGATAAAACTACCCAAATTACGAATGTCACTAGTTTGTAACTTAATCTCTGGTTCATCTTGAATGTAACGAGTCTCAATAGCCCCGTGCAGTGTGCCAACGTAATTGTATGCTGCTTGTACTAAATAGCCAGTTTGATTAAAGTTATTGTCAATCGAACCGTCAGTATTATAACGGTGCCAAATAAACCCCTTGTTATCAATATAGGCTGAAATATTAGTATTGCCTTCCCAAGCCTGTAAGATCAACCGCTTAGTTTGGGTGGTATCAGTGAAGTTGTTGCCGTCAGGAGTTAAAGCCACCGGTTTAACCGAGCTAGCGTCCTCCTTTGCCTTTTCAATGGCGCTATTAATAGCACTTTGATAACCTTGCATCCATGCTGGTGTTGCAACAGGTACCGTGACATATTCACCAAAGCCAACTGTATTGCCATAAGGGTTAGAAAAACTAATTGTCCGTTGAATGACTCGGCCACTGGCATTTAATGCTGGCTTGATTAACTCATCTTTAAATCTAATCGTGGCACCTAATGGCGGGTTAAATTTAGACGTTACACTAACCTCATAATACGTTCGCGGGTGATTATATAATTGCAACATTTCTTCGGCCCAAGCCTTAATTCCGGAAGGGTCTTCAATTGAGTTAGCCGTAATGACTGCTTCATAGTACAAACCAGATTGCCAGTCAGGGTTATATTTCTGGTTAGCCTCATCATCAACAATGTAAGGTTTGCCATCATTAACTGCTGACATTGTATTGCCGTTGTCACCATAAGCAATCAGCTTGGTAACAGGTGTTGACACCGTTGTTCGCTTTAAGCTAGTCATATTCTTACCAAATACTGCCTCGTTATAGACCACATCAGCATTAAGCTGGTCAGTAATGACACACACCTTTTTCGTGATGTTACCTTGTGAGTCAATCTCAACATAAGGATCGATCTCAACGTTATAGGTCTGGATTAGTGTCTGCACTAAGGTACTAGCTTTTGTTTTACCATCAATGGTAATCGATGGAGTCATCACATTAGTAGTCTGATAGTCTAGCTCCCAGCCAGTAGCGTTAAAGCACTGGTTAAAAGCCGTCTGAATCGAACTAGCACTAGCCGTAATTGCCACTGGGTAATGATGAGCTAGTGTGTATAAGCATAGATTGGTAAAGTTAGCCGTTGTAACGTGCTTAGTAGCGGTGGTATTGCTTTCTTCCACGCTGTATATGCGCATGACATACCAATGGCCTGATAGCTCGTCATAATAAGCTAGGTTGTTGCCAGCGACTACTTTATCTGAATCAGGCTGGCCTTGAAGCACGTCTAATGAACCTTGATGATCGAACTTCTTAGACTGGGCATTTAGATTAATCGTGCCGTTAAAGTTGTCATCAGAGCCTACATTAACGTCATCATCATATGACGTACTAGTTGTGTCTGAATCAGCTAGTTGTATCTTCACGCTATCGTTTGAAAACTTAGTAGCCCCATCAACGGTCAATGTACCAATCCGCTTTAAATTAGGGTCTAGAATTAAATACTGGTTATTTAAAGCCATCTATTTTAACCTCCTTGTTTAGTTATGTATGTAAAAAGGCCGCCCTTAATTGGGAAGCCTTTAGTATTGTTATAGTATTCTTGGTAGATATTTCAGGGTCATTTGAGCGTCATCTAGGTCACCAATCATTGACAAACCATTAACGCCCGGTTTCAACTTAGGAAAGTCGGTTGACCAAACTGGTGAAACTAGCTTGCCGTTTACAGTAACCGTATCAGTCTCACAGTCCATCACAATTTCTTCACCGGCGCCAGCAATATAAGTTGGCTTTGTTGTGTCAACTTTATTGACTTGCCATATTTGAAGGTCAGTCATTGACATAAAGGGGTTACGATAGGCAATTTTATAATTATCTTCTGTAATTGGGTGCTTTAGGAAGACAGAACCAATCCCACCCAAGGCTGTCTGATACTTATTTTGAGTATCAACATAGGTTCCATGCACTAACATGTGAATATTAGGGTCCAGGAATGGTTGGCCTGTTTTGGTCGAATACTGGGTGATACTCCAGGTAAATACTTGCCCTCGTTTAGTGATGTCCAACATTAGCCAAGCACCTGCCAGCGCGGAGTCCTCCTCTTTATTGACCACGGTTGTATAGGTATCAACGGTTTCGTTAACGGTTTTCTTAGTTACTTTTCCACTTTTGGAACGCCCATATTTAGTGACAGTTTTGGTTGTCGTGCCAGTTTTGATTTGAATTTTCTGGTCTGGCTTGTTTGTAAAAGAACCTGCTGGTCCTGAACCATAGTACAAGTCAGTATAGCGGTCACCATATTCTAATGTTGAGCCAGGCTCGCATATTTGAAGCCTAGCCATAGGTTTAGCACCATAAGCCATGTCGCGCATACCAAAGCGTCCAATAGTGTTACCGTTAGGGTCTAATAGCAAGACTTCAACACGCCCCATTGCGCGACCATTATGGGTACCACTATATTTAAATTGATGGATACCCGTTCGTACTCGCCAGTCAGTCAGTGAGTTTGTCATGCCAGTATAACGATAGGCGGGGCCATACCAGCGGTCTTCCCCGGTTGTGGGGATTGTACCAAAGTCATATCCAGCGCTAGTTACAGCCGGTCGCATTACATTGGTCGCAGTCTTAATTTCACTGTGGCCTTGATACGTGTACGTTTCACCAGTCTTCATATTACTAATTGCGTTGGCATCATTTGTCCACATTGCCATAGTTCCTAGCGGGTCATCAACAACTTTAGTATAAGGTTGAACCGCAGTGGCTTGGTCTCCCGGTGACTCGGGTCCTAGACCAAACTGACCACCATTTAAACTAAAGCCAATATACTTTAAATCTCGTTTAGGTATGACCTGAATAACCGGCTCCGTTCTAGCGGTACCATCAACAGTGATTGTATTTAAACCGTTCTTTAAGGGTGTTTCAATCTGTGGGAGGGTTGCCCGTGGGTCGGATTGCACAAAAGTAATGGTTAGTGTCATGTCATACATACCCGTGTTAATCGGGGCTGGGTCACTAATTGCGGTAATGTGTCCCCAATAGCTCACCTTGGGTTCAAAGCCAAATACTAGTGGGTACTCTTTACCATTATCGCTAGGGTCATCGCTTAATAGCAGACCACTTAAATTGTGCATTATCTGATTAAATCTAGCTTGGTTATCGGCGCAGTAAATGGATACCGGTATACTAATCGTCCGACTAGTAAAGTCCGTGCCATTAAATTGGTTACCATACATGGCCGGTATATCAGTCACCTGTTCAGCCATAGCTGGCGCACTAGGTAATACCACGTTTCCCATTTCGACCTGTAAATCGTCCCGGCTATTTAAACCGGCATATTCAAAATCATCTCGTTGTAAGGTCACGATTTAACCTCCTTTTTAAGTTTAGCTATGTAAAAAGGGCGCCCATTTAAGGACGACCCTTTGATTGATTTGGATACTAGTACCCCATCATTTGTGAATATTGTGAAGCTGTCTTGTTGTCAGATTTAACCGCATTAACCACATCAGATTTAGCAATGACTGCTTGAACGCTACCTTGGCCTGATACTAAAGCCGTCAATAATGCAATGACTTTATCAAGCTTCTCACTACTTTCACTGTTAGTAGACGCAACCTGACTACCATTGTTGCCATTTACAACTTGACTAGCCTGTGCGATTAACTGGTTAGCTCGACTCTTATTAGTCAATGGCAAGATCATTTCAGGCTTGTTGTGTTCAGCGACCTCAATCAACTGGTTAGTGTTGATAATGCCACCGTTTTCGTAGCCTTCGGGCCCACTAACACGAGCAAACGCACTAGCACCTGAGCCATATTTAGCCTTCATATAGTGGATACCAGCTAGCAGGTCATCATAACCATTCAGGATATTATTATGGCCGGGAAACTTGTAAGCTTCAAAAGTTGGTCTAATAGTTTGAACTAGCCCCATTGAGGGAATACCCATTTTAGCGTTAGAGTCCCAATTGTTAACCACTGTCGGGTCACCGTTTGACTCACGTGCAATAACTTTCATCCAAGCTGATACTTGACTAGCACTGGCTTCAAAACCGTTCTTCTTCAAGGCTTTGATAACATCTGGCTTCCAACGTTGAACACCTGAGCCGCCGGGGTTACTACTACCGCCATCACCAAACATATCTGCTAACTTGCTGATGAACTTCCAGAAACCACTACCTACTTGCTTTTTAATGGTGCCTAACAGGCCACTAGATTTAGAAGACTTATCCGAGCTAGTGCTATCTGATAAACCGGGTACTCGTCCATAACCAGCAAACGTACCATAGCCACCACCATGAACTTTACTGATACCCATACCGTCTTTTTCATTTTCAGCACTGTAAAACTCGCCATTGCCGGTGTATACCCCAACGTGATCGCTACCATCTGGGCCAAAGAATACCAAATCACCCGGTTTAGGATTGCTGACATGCTTAGACGCCCTATACTGCTCACCACTGGTCCGTGGGAAGCTAATTCCAAGCTTCTTTAGGGTGTACTCGACTAGGCCCGAACAGTCGAACGCACTAGGGCCCTCAGCACCATAAACATACTTATTTGTGGCACCGTACTTCTCCATCGCATTGACTAGAGTGGAACTAGAAGCGCCACTGTCTAGGCTGTCACTAACGCCACCCCATAGCGTTGACCACCATGTCTTAGCTTGTTTCTCAACACCATTAAATAGGCCTTTACCAATGTTGCTCATGACACCTGAGATACCTTTGGAAGACCAGCTAAACAAGTTTTCAAGTGATTTAACCGGGTGAGCAATAATGTTTTCAGCGGTCTTGAAGAACTTCTCTAAACTGCCTACCTTTTTACCGACCCAACTAGTTACGCCTGAGATACCACTAGTCACACTGTTTAAAATGTCCCCAAAGAAGCCACCTGCTCCAGTACCGTTAGCATACTTAGTCACGCCTTGCATACTCATTAACATGGCTGTCTCACTAGCATTTAATACCTCAGTGCCAGCTGGTAACATTATCTTAGTGTTACGGCCTTGAACAATGCCTGAGTCACCATTAGGTAGCATGACCATTTCTTTATTGCCAGTTTGTGGGCTGTCATTACCATCATTAAGCATTGCCATAGTAGGACGTGTAATCGGGTTACGTGCCCCACTAAACATACCAGTACCAGCGGCAAAATGAACATGGCTTAAATCACCGATCGTCTTTTTCTTACCACCGAAAGTATGGATGACACTATCAACCGCATTAATCCCACCGTTGATAATATCAATGACATCATTCATGCCATCTTTAGCAAAGCCCTTTAAGTCTTTCCACAAACCTTTGAAGATGTTCTCAACACCAGTTCCTAAACCTGACCAGCCTGATTTAAAGCTCTTTTTAAATGCTCCTAGCCAGTCGGCCATTGAGTGACCAAACACTTTAGTATGACTCAGGTCTTTGTTCCAATAGCTGTGCAGGTTAGACCGCATCTTGTCCCAATGGTTATTCCATGAGTGTGACCAACTCTTCTTCCAGCCAGCCCACTTAGTACCCATGTTAGAGAAGAATGACTTAGTAAGCTTGTACGAGCCATCCCAATTGGATTTTAGGGTACGTCCGTTACTAGACCAGTGGCTGGCCCAACTCTTCTTCCAGCTAGACTTCCATGTATCCCACTTCTTGCCGACCGAACTAAAGAAGTTCTTGGTGTTCTTAACTGAGCCATCCCAATCAGCCTTCATTGTCTTACCAGTATCAGACCAATGCTTATTCCAGCTCTTCTTAAAGCTAGACTTCCAAGTGTTGAAACTATCTGAAATAGTCTTATACCACTTGCCAAATTTTGTCTTGCTAAAAGCCTTAGAAGCCTCGCTGACCTGTTTATCCATGGCCTTTTTAAGGCCCATCTTACCAATGTCCTTGCTAAAACCTTTAGACCACTTTTGGACGTTCTTACCAGTCTTAGTATCCTTTAGGAACCAAGTAGCTAGTCCAGCGAATGGGTTAATCAAGGTTGTTAGTATCTCAGACTTATGTTTCTTAAAGTAACTACCGGCATTCTTTCCCCATTTATCCATAGTTTTGCCGACTTTACCCAACGCTGAGCTAACCTTTTTCTCCCAACCATACTTGCCAGTAAATAGCTTCTTCATCGAGGTACCAATACCATTAACCCACTTTCTGAAAGGCTTAATGTACTTATAGGCAGCTACTAAACCAGCAGTAAGGGCGGCTAAAGCAATGACTGTAATACCAATCGGGTTAGCATCAAGAGCAGCATTGAGTAACCATTGGGTGGCAGTCGCTACCTTCTCTGACTTAACTAGGCTAACCATACCTGCAATGACCTTACCAATACCACCGGCGACACTGGAAATAGTTGATACTATCCCTTTTAGTTTTGATACAGCAAGGTAGGTCACAATAGCTTTACCAACATTTTCAATGGCTGTCTTGTGCTTGGCAATATTGGCTGTAGCTGAGGCTACCCCGCTCATACCCTTTGAAGCATCCTTAGAATGTCCACCAATGAGCTTTAAGGCACCAGCTACAGCTGACCATGCACCTTTGGCTAGACTGCCAACAATACTAGCAAAAGCTCCACCAGTCTTTTCAATTGGCTTTTCGTTCTTGACTAAGAAGCTAATAACATCACCGACATACTGCCCAGTTTTCTTACCAAGTGTGCCAACTAGGGTGCTTAAGGACTTCTTAACATTATCTAAAGCGCCCTTCTTTTCAGATACCCCATCAATAGCCTTTTCAACACCTGAAACTAGTGGCTTAGCAAAGGCTACTTTCAAATTGGTGTAAGTACCTTGAATGGCTGCCATTTTACCCTTAGTAGTTTCACCAAACTCTGACCATGCTTTGCCACTTGTTTTAGCGGCCTTGACCATATAGCCTTGCAATTGGGCACCGGTAATTTTACCAGCCGCTAGTTGCTTGTTAAAGGCATCTGTTGACATACCACTAGCTTTAATGATGGCCTTTTGAAGCTCAGGCACTTGGCTAAAGTTACGTTTAAATAGGCTGGCGGTTACTTTAGAACTACCGCTTAACTTGGCTACCCCTTGGCTTAACTGGGCTATCTGGTCGCCGGATTTACCAGCTGCCGAACCATAGCTAGTTAATACCTCGGTCATGGCACGGGCTTTAGTGGTGCTGTTGGTCATGGCATAGAATTTCTTCTGCATGGCATCAATAGCGCCACCGGATATGTTAGCCTTAGAACGAATGTCACCAATCTGTTTTGTCATCTTAGTTGCTTCACTGTCAGACAGACCTAGATTAGTCCATTGCTTGTGGATATTAGCTCCAGCTTCGGCTAGTTCATAACCTTGTTGGGTAACCCCTTTAATGTATCCCACTGCACTTGAAGCGGCGTTACTAATCGTGTTACCAATGACATACCCAATGGCAAAGTGTTTAGTTTCATCACTAGTTTTCTTTTCTTCATCTCGGACTAAGCCTAATTTAGACTTGGCGGAATCTAGCATCTTAGTAAAAGCACTAGCATTAGCCTTATTCATGGCTGAATCTAGCTCATTAGTCTCACTTTTGAGCTTTGCCATACTAGTGGCAGTCTCATTAACCCGTACTTGCTGACGTTTATAGGCGTCACTAGTAGCTCCACTAGCCGTCTTAATCCGGTCTAGTTCGTTAGTTTGGGCCTTATACTGGGCTTCCATGTTAGAATAGGCTTGCTTTAAACCACCTAAACGAGCCTTATTAGCTTCGGCTGACCGGCCCTCTGCCTCTAGGCGTTTAACATAGGACTCACTTAAAGCAGTACTTTGTTTATAGCCCTTTTGTAGGTCGGCTAAACCTGAATTGTAATACTGTAGTTTTGACTTGGCTCGATCTAGCTGACCGCCCATTGAGTCATATGACCGACTAGCCTTGTTAATCTGGTCAGATAGCTTTAAATATTGTTCTTCACCGTCTTTGGTGTCTCTGTTTAGACCTGCTTGACGGGACTTTAACTCATCAATCTTAGCCTTTTGAGCTTCCATTGATTTGGATAAGCCATCTACCCTAGCTGCTGCGGCCTTTTGATACTCACCTGCTGACTTTAATGCCGTTTCTTGGGCTTTCCAACCACTAGTGTTAGCTCTAACCTCAGCAGTTAACTGTTTGAGTGATTTAACAGCCTCTGCTGAATCTAAGCCAACTTTGCTGGTCATCTCACGGCCGACTACTTTTTTAGCCATTCTTTTTTAACCTCCTTTTAGGCACAAACGCTTATAAGCCATACGTTTGATTAATGGCTTCTAGTGGGTCAACCAGTTCAGCACGGTCTTCCTTTTTACGAGCGTTTAAACTAGCCATCATATTAAAAAAGGAGCTATCATCAAATTCTTTCGGTGATAACCCCTCGGTTAATAATTGTTGAGCTAGCAAGTTGAAGTCTTCCTGTTGGTTTTTCAACTTCAAGACTTCCTTTTTAAGCTCACCGTTACGTTTGTGCCGGCTTATTTTGACGACTTAGCGTCTTCAATGGCTTTACGTTGTTTCTGTTCGGATAGTTTAATATCAGCGTCTGAGATGCCGTTTAAGCGCATAATCAGGTATCCAACGCCTTCACCAAACCGTTCAATCGAGATGGTATCGTTAATCGTTTCCATCTGCTGATCAGTGTAGCCCATGACCCGTTGTACAAAGTCGGCCATATCATCTTGCAATTCTAGGCCGTTTTTCATTGCGTCTAGTTCAGTAACTTCTTTTTCGGTGTCTTGTGATTCCAGCATGCTAATTTGAACCTTAGTAGCTAATCGAATGATATTGTTAGTTGGTGTTACATTGGCCGTCTTGTTGATTTTAAAATAGTTTTTAGCATTAATTTTCATAGTTATTTGTACCCCTTTATTCAAAATTGTATGTAAAAAGCCACCTTTTCAGGCAGCCTCTTTGATCTATCCTTGTGTAGTACCGCTAGTCGTACCACCAGTTGTACCGCTTGCTGGCTTGGTGTAGCCGCCAAATGTTTCAGCCATAAGTTTATCTAAACTGAAGTTAGCGTCATTTGATTTGGCAATCATGTAGGGTTGTTGTACCCCATTGGCTGCTAAGAAAATGTCTGACTTCAATGGTGTTAAGACAGTACCATTTAGAACCGTCGAATAAGCCGCTTCATTATTAGTATCGGTTGAGTTGTTGGATGCTTCTTCAACAAATTCAATGTTATTGAAGCATTCATAAATTGAAATATCCCCATCTAGTGATTGGGATTCAGCAATCATCGCAACATGTGGCTTAGGCAACTGACGAACCCAAGCACCTGTATTGGTGTTTTGTGTGTATCCCTTTAGCATTTGGTTAATCTTGAAGTCCAAGTCCAAAGCGGTTAAAGCCAGCGTTGGCATAGACTTACCATAAGCTGTACGCTTGATTTGGCCATTCCCCCAACCAGGCGTCCCGGCTGCTTCAATAGCGGTCACGTTAATTTGACTAAAACCTTCACCTTGATGGTCGGCAACATAGATGCCGTCAGCAGATAATCCTTTGGTAGCGTCTTTAATTAAGTCACCATTATCGTCTAGCAAAGCAAAAGTTGCTTTGACAATGTTGTGTTTTGACATTAAATATCTCTCCTTTAAATCATTTCGTTTTTAGTTACGTAAATTGTTTTGGTTACTTGGTTGGTATCTTGGTCAGTTGTGTGGTGCTGACTAGATACAATTAGCCATCCGGCAGCTTTAAGGCTTTTCATCAAAGCTATCTCAGCTTCTAGTGGGTTAAAGTCATCTGCTAGGTCAACCTTATAGAAGATTTGAATCTCAACACCCATTGCTATGCCTTTAAACGTGCTGTTTGCCAGATAAGCCGGACTTGAATCGGTCTCTTGCAATAGCATGACTGTACTATCAGTGTTGTCTAAATCTTCGTTAGGTATCTCATTCAGGTAAACTTTATCTAGCCACGTTAAATTGAGGGCGTTAACTAGGCTGGCTACCTGTGATACTGGTAATAACACTAGTCATCGTCCCCCTTCTTATACTCATCTAGCATGGCATTAAAAACGTCATCTTGTGAGTCAGCTAAGTTCTGGTCAACAAAGTGATCAGCCTTAATATGCTTAGTCCCATCGTTTAACCTTCTGGCATTCATGTCATGGAATTTGTTAGTCCACCCGACAATTGAGCTACCATCATGTTCGCCGTCTATATCGTTGCTGTTATAGCTTATGTTGTCAGCCATGTGTCCGTACTTCTCGTCTTTATGACTTGAATAGTGTTTCTTTTTTGTGACTTCCGTCAAGTTATCAGCTAATTTCTTAGCGCCAGCTTTGGTTATCTTTTCTTGCTCAGACTCGTTAGGTACTAGCTTGTGGACGTCTTTAAGCCAGCTTGCTAGTTGGTCGGCCATATCATTGTTTGCCATAGCTAGGCCCCCTTAGTAACCTGTTTAAGCGTCAAATAATCGCAAGACAGATAATTGCTAGAATCATCTATGCTGTCATTGATGACATCGTAAAGTTTACCTTTATACTGACACTTAATACCTTCATAAACTTTAGGATTATGCCTAATAATGACCACTACTTGCTCTAATTGTTCAGCTGTGAGTTGATACGAAGATGCAATTGATCGTGTATAGGGTGCACAGTATAAACTAAACTGACTAACAAATGTCTGTTTACTAGTTCCATTAATAGGATTTTGAACAGTTTTAACAGTGCCAATCTGTATACGTTGGTTAAAGTCAACTGGGGTTAACCGATTAGTTGCCATTGTCGTTCACCTCATCCTGCTTTTGACTATACAGACCTCGTAATTGGCCAATAATCGAATCAACAACTAAGTCAACTGGATTAACAGTGTTTGAAGTGATTGATGTCCGATAATACCAGTATGAACCAGCTAAGGCGTAAACAGCCGTTTCAAACAAATCATTCACGCATTCCATCTCGTAGAACCCCGTAACACCATTTTCATCACCAATGGCCTGTTTAATGTAGCTAGTGGCTGCAGACAAGTAGCCTGTTAGCAGCTCGTCGTCATCATTCCCGTCAATTCGCAAAGACGATTTCAATGTTTTTAAATCGGCTGCCACTTAAATCACATCCTTACTTAGCCGCCCAGATTGTTACTGTACTGTGTATTTATTGGCGACATGGTTGGCTAATTACTTAGCAGGGGTCGTTGTAGCAGCACTCGCTGCAAAGTTGGCCGGTTGGTCAGCGATTGTACTGAACGAACCTGCAACAAAGGCTTCCGTATCAGTAGCTTCAACATCAAAGCGATCAATTACGCGAATCTTGGTTTGGTCTTTTTCAAAGGCGCCACCACCAATATTGGTAGTCAATAATGAAGTGCTTTCTCGGTCAAACAAAGTTACCGCTTGTGATAAGTCACCGTAATACAATGGATAAACTGGTGCCGCTGCCGTCCCAGTATTTGGCAACCACTTGTCAGCTACTTCTACAATTCGCTTGCCATGGATTAAATATTGATCAGGTTGTGTTGGATCGGGTTGCAATAAGTAACGTCCCATAGCATCCTTAACCTCGGAAAGCACATTTAAACCTGACGTATTTGTCATTAAGAACGAAGTAGTCTTAATGGCAGGATCAACGGCAGTGTTAATCATCGTAATAATGTCATCAAACTTAGCTAAGGTTGGTTTCTTAGGTGCGTTATTCATTGCTGCAATAATTTTAGCGTTGCGAGTAACAACAACCTTCTTAGCAATCCATTGAGACAGCCATTCCAAAATGTTGTCAGCGGTATCCTTTAGCAACGAATTCGTGGCAGTGGTAATGCCAGCATACCGATGAATCGTGTATTTAATAAGGGATAACTTAGGATCATCATTATCACCAATGGTAGCCGTTTCATCATCTAAATCAGCCAGCGGAGTAACGTCAGTCCACTTTTCGTAAACTCGTGACCCGGTTTGAGTTGCAACAGTTTCCCGATTAACATACTGTTGTAATGAATCGTATTGGCGAACCAGCGTATTAATTGCCGTTTGAATATCTTGAGGAATAGTTAAGCCGATTGCATTGCCACCTTCGTCGGTAGAAGAAGTTACCAAATTCATAACTTTCGGGTCGCCTTTAATCATACCTTGGAAGTTCTTAATGAACTCAGCTTTGATGTCTTTTTCATTATCATCAAGTGGGGTCTTTTCCTTATCATTCATGTTGGCAATCTCTTGAGCCTTACGTTCTTCTTCTAATTGTTCATGTAAAGCATCACGCCGGGCAACCGCATTGTCGCGATCTTGTTTCATTGCTTTAAATTTTTCTTGATCAAAGCTGTCGTCAAGGACAGCTGCGTTTAACTTGTCGTTCAAGTCTGACACCTTTTGTCCTTGGGAAATCCAAGCGTCATTAATTGTATTAATATTAGCCATTAGTTGGCCTCCTTTTGATTTTTTCCAAATAAAATAGCCAATTTGCTGTTTCGTAATTCAGCAGATTGACTATTAGTAGTATTTTCTTTTTTAGACGGCTTAATTTTATCCTTATCCGCCTTGTAAATTAGATTCATCAGCTTGTTAACTGCAGATTTAGGTGGAATATGCGAGATAGCATTCACTGGTTGCAATTGTTGATCATTAGCAAACATAATTTCGTCAGCGAAACCTTTATCGACGGCATCACTAGCGGTTAACCATGTTTCATTTGCCATTAATTGTAGCAAGTCAGCTTGATCCATGCCGGTTTTAGCCTCATAAGCGCTGGCAATTGATTGATCAATGCCATTTAAAATACTGGCTTCATGCTCCAAATCGTCAGCATTACCAGCTGGTTGTGACCAAGCTTTATGGATCATAATCTGAGCAGTTGGTGAAATGTTGATGTGATCGCCAGCCATAGCAACCACACTGGCCGCACTAGCGGCTAAGCCTTGAATATTAACTGTTACATTGCCAGCATAATTTTTTAGCATAGTGTAAATCTCACTAGCCGCAAAAACATCGCCACCATTGGAAGCAATATCAACTTCAAGTGCTTCATCATCACCGTCGTCATCGTCATCGCCACTGTCATCATTTAAAATGTCAGCAACACCCGAAGGCGATACTGCTGGCATTCCGAAGAACTGGTAGAAACCGGCTGTTTGATCATCAACAATATCGCCTTTAATCATCACTTTCTTTGTCATCATTATCACCTCCTTTTCCCGATTGAATCACAACTTGTTGTGTCGTTGGATTCTTAGCATCAGGCATTTCATCTGGAAAATAACCAGTCTGTTGTAGTAACCAAGTTGCTTGATTATTAGCAATTGTGCCATCTTTAGCTAGCCCTGATAGAGTAGTTGCAAATGAGTCTCCCAATGGGTCTACAGCAGTCCGTATATTGGCTGTAATCTTAGCATTAAGCTTATTATCCAGCTCAGCTAAAATCGCCTGTAAATAGCGATTAAGGGCATTCGTATACATGCCTTTGATTTGGTCAATATTACTTTGTTGGTCACCTTGGCCATTTAAATAGCTATCAGGAATGCCGAAAACTTTAGCAATTTGCTTACTCGTCCAATCTGTTTGGCTTAACAGCTTAGTAACATCGGCTTTCATTTCTAGTGGCTTGTAATCTTCAAGTTGATCAATAACTACCGGGCCGCCGTTTGAACTGTTCACCTGTTTCATGAAGTTACGTGAGCGGCTGGCCTTCATCTTCTCACTTAGCAACCCACCGTGCTGAATAGATAGAACGCCAGGAGCACTAATTGAACGTGCTAATGCAGCCAACGTTAAACTGTTAGACGAACTCTTGACTTGTAACTCATTCGATAATGCTTTTAACGGACTGTTACCAGTCATACCGCCATCGGTACTAGCCCAGCGAATATGAATCATGTCAGACTGTGGTACATATTGAAGGACACCCAAATTAGGCTCGTCAAAAGTAACCGTATAGGTTAATCCACTGCCGTCATCCAATAAGTAAGTTTGCACTTGGCTAGGTCGCAAATATTCCCAGCGCAGATCTAAACCATTAGGATTACGCCAGCGATATGCAAAGCATTCACCGCCCAATAACAATTGTGAATACATCGACTGCCAAAACGTGTGACCGTTAGCTGTCGTGCTAGGATTGTTTAGAATTCCTTGTGCTCGTGGCATATTAGCCATTAATTGAACAGTGGCCAAGTCTCCAGATATTTGGTTAACTGCTGAATAAATATCTGAATTTTTCAAAGCATCTTTGGCGCTAACATACTCATTATCGCCAGTTGGTGACAAAAAATTAACGATATTATCGTCATCTACTGGCACGCTTTGAATACTGACTGAATTTTTTATTGCCGTTGGTGGTTCAAAAAAGGGCATTATTAATCACCTCCTTTTTGGCCAGCTACTACGACTTCCGAAAGCCAGCCAACTAAAAATAAAGCGACAGCAATTGCTAAAACGCCCTGTGCCTGCCCGAATAAAAAGGCTGCGTATACCCCAGCGATCATACCTAGAATAAAACACAGCACATCAAAGTAATGCCAGATAGTTGCAAAAAATTGTTTAAAAATCATTAATATCATCTCCTAGCAATCCTGATTCTGGGTTATTAAACCATTCGAGAACTTGTTTTTCGTTCATACGTTCGACCTGTTTATCAGGATTGTTTACGTCTGAAAAGTCTTCAAAGTGATACATGGCTTGGAATAAGGCATCAATTAACGCGTCTACCACATCAATCTTCAATGTGGCCTTAGCTTTATCGACTTGAATGCCAATTTTGTCTTCATAAATTTCAGCATTTAGTAACGCCTTTTCCATAATTCGATCATCAAAGCGGTCTACCGAGCCTTCAACGAACATTGTCTGCAAAAACTTAGTTGGATCCTTCAATTCACTAGTCCGCTGCCGAATGGCTTGCAATGGCCAACCAGAATTTAAATCCAATTGCTTGATTGTAGGCGTTAGTCCCCAAGCGTCATAACCGAAGAAGACAACTTCCAGTCGATGTCGCTCAACAAAGTTAAGTAACCACTGATAAACTTGCTCGTCATTGATGAGTCCTTGAGGGTGACTACTAATTGTACAAAATCCCTTTTGAGCTAAATCACGATAATTAATACCGTCTTGCTTTTCTTTAGCCTCAATCGAACCGGCTTTCTGCCAGGGAATAAAGCTATGCTGATAAATAAACCATCGTGGTTTGTCATTATTATCACGATAAGGGAATACAAACGCCAACGCCGTGTTATCACTAAACATCGAGTAGTCAAAGCCAATATAAACTTGCCGATCATCAAAACTAAACGATGGTATAATAGCTCGCTCAACGTCAGGCAGTTTCAAGAAGCTGTCGACCGATTGCTCTAGCCACAAGTTAAGGTTTTTGTTTTGGAAATCGTTTAGCGTGCCCGACAAAGCGTCAGAATCGCGCTTATCTGTCAAGCCATTTAGCAACACTTCTCGTTGGCTTGGTAAATCTAGTAAGGGATTACTTTTAACCCACATATCGGGCTTATAAGTTTCGTCCAGATTGTCCTGCGACCAAATAAGTCCCAAATATGTATCAGCATCGCGCAAATAATCTTGTTCCATGGCTTGCTGAATCATACGCTCGTCATCGTGAAACGGAACAGTGGGATCAGGATATGCCGTTGAAATTTGAATAAATTGCTTATTACGCACCTTAACTTGGCCCGAAACAATTTTAGAAATCTTCTGCCGCGTCTTGATTTCACCAATTTCATCAAAAATAGCAGTTCGGAAATGAAAACTATCGTACTGGCCGGCCTCATGACTGATTGCTCGCAGTTTATTGTTATTACTACTCATCACAACTTGGTCCGCTTGCGAAGACAATGTCCGAGTATCTAGCCCACTATCAGCAATCAATGACTTAAATGGCTCAATCGTCGCAATCTTAGCAAGCATTGACTTAATGTATCCCAGAATCTTGCTCGTTTGTTTGTAATTAATAGAAGATACTAAATAGTCTTGGTTAGATAGTCCCAATGACTCAATTAAAAAACTATAGGCAGTGATAATCGCCATAAGATAAGTTTTACCCTGGCCATTCAACCTCGCGCAACTGAAACTATAGCCCGTGAGAATCGTTTGCCACCGTCATCATTACGCCAGCCAATTAGCATAGCCATAATGAATTCCTGCCATGGCATAAGCTTAGTTGGTTCGCCTGTATCAACGTTCGGACAGATGGAAGCAAATTTAAGCACTTGATCCACTCGTTTTACCGAGTAAGCAAAGGGAAATTCAACGCTACCTTGCCGTTGCAAGTCTCTGATATGGCGAAAAGCCGCTAACTTAATCAAATAGCCGGTAATCACCTTCTCATCGAGGACATCAAAGGCATACTTTGTGCCCGGATCAGTGTATTGCTGGCGAACTTCTGAACAATCTAACGCTTTATAAACTCCAATAACATCATGGGTTTGGGTTAAATCAATGCGCAAATTAATCACCTCCTTTTAAACATTTCGTTAACAAGTAGTCTTTTTTAACCTCCCAAGAACTCCTTCATACGGTCAGCGACGCTACGCTCGTCCTTGTGGTCATCTAAGTTTAACTTGAGCAAATCACTACGCGACTTAGGAGATAGTCCCAACTCAGCGCCTAACTTCGTTAGATTCTTAACGGCTGAATCGTAAATTTGCGTCATGGGATTACGTTTGTAGCCCACAAAGTCCTGCCCGATTTTTTTACCGGTCTGATCTTGTAACGTTTTATAGATTGCTTGGACTTCACCATTTTTTTGAATGTGCTTATACGCATTGCGATAAATCTCATATTGGGAAGCATATTGCTCTACAAGCCCGCTATCAATGCGCTTAACTGGGGTATTGTCTTCTAAAAAAGGCACTAATCGACGCCAAACGACCTTAGCTTGCCGGCCTAAGTAAGCTGGCGGTGTGCGCGTTAATTGACCGTCGTTGACGTCTTTATCCGCTTTTTTCATTTTATCTGCCTCCTTTCATTATTGGTTGACCCCCCTACCTAAAAACTTTCAAAAATTGTTCCTATCACAAAATAACGCCAATGTGTGTGCTCTTCCTGGGACGTGTTAGGGGGCGGGGGTTGTTTTAATAATCATCGCGACTAATTGCATTAATAAATTTAAAGTTGCTTAAATCAAACGATATGAGCTTATAAATCAATGAGGATTGACCAGTTTGATTTTTCTACCAACTGATACCCTTTGCTTTTTAGAACCTGTTCTAACTTTCTCTTTTGGCTGGGATTAAAGCTGATAAGATCAACATAAGCCTTATCATCATTCTGCAAAGCAGCTGTTTCAATTTCACTCTTAACATGTGCAATTTGTTTATCGGTTAGTTCCTGTTGCATTGCTGATTTAATTACTTCGTGGTCAGGAATCTTATCATATCTATTCGTCATGACTACCACTATCCTTTCTATTGTCCTATCATTTGACTAAGGTGTTCGCGTTTAAGTTCTGATTGCTTGATTGCTTTGACAACTGTTTCAGTATCAATGGTTGCACCTGATTTACCAATGAACTCAAGCGGCGCAATAGACTTATCAAGCACAACGACATCTTCAGCCGTATGAACTTGCTGACGCCATTGTTTTCTAATAGCGTCCTTTGTCTTCATATCAACAAAATTGTCAGCATTCACGCAAATAATCCACAGATTAATTGATTCAATATAATATGATTTCAATATCTTCACTCCTTATCCATTAACACAACGATTGCTGATACATCATTGATCGGCGTTACGCTTTGCAACTCGTTGCCTTGGCCAGTGCCATAATATGATTGTTCCCAATCCGTCTTGAGTCGGTGACACTTACCGCAGATAACAGCTAAGTTATCAACGTTAGCTTTCGATGTTTCATCAAACTCAATTGGCACAATATGATCAACTGTCTTAGCAGGCGTGATGACGCCTTGCACTTTACAGTAAGCACACAAGTAATGGTCACGCTCCAGGACTTGTTGTCTTAGATGTGACCATTGCCTTGTCCGATAGAAATTGTATTGCTGACGCTTAGTGTCATTACGATAACGTGTAACCGTGTTGTACTTGTGCGTGTAATGCTTATCGTGGCTACGTGCCCAACGTTGCCGACTAGCTAAGTACTCAGCTTCATGTTCATAGTGTTGTTGACAATAGTGGTCAGGGAACGTGACCATCGCATGGCAGTTAGGATAGCGGCATCTTCTTGTCCTTGGCATGTTGCTTCCTCCATTTCTTATCCAAACTAAAAGCGCCATGCTGTTTAGCACGACGCTTCATCCATTTATCTAAGTGGGCATCCATCTCCGCTTCTTGTGGCGTTACGTAGCCGTATTTGGTGTTAATCATCTTTGCCATGAGTTGCCTCGTTGTCTTCCATATTCATTGTAATTCCTCCTCGTATGTATCAAAAAAACTCCCACCAATAAGTGAGAGACAGTTTGAAGCCGTTTTAACTTTTAAATACAGGTTTATACACTATTAGCTTGGATATCAATACATTAATTATAATTAATCTCATATAGATTCCAATAACATCTTCCCAGTATCAGTTGGTCGTTCAGCACAGACCGTTTTTGGGTTATCTCCTTGTAACGTTCCTGAAACAAATTCAGCCAAACCGTTCGTTTCTAAATCAACAATTGCCATTTGAAGAGAAGTCAACGAAAACTTTTTAAACTTTGGAACCTTAGAAAACGCAGAAGCTACCAATTTTGTATTATCGCCCTGAACCTTTCCACTAACAGTAATTCCCACACTCGGGTTAGGTACAAGTGGCCAAACAGCTGTATTCTTTAGTAAAACCAAAGCTTGCGGTGAACTTTTATCAATCAAACTCAAGATACTCTTTGTTTGTGAAAATATCTTGCTTAAATCATCTTCTTCAGTCAACTTTTTCAGATATTCTGACATCAGGCTCAATAAGTCATCGTCGGCTGGCGAATCTGACAATATTGAAACAATTTTTGAATATATGCTGAGGCCATACGGATCTGTAATTAAATCAGTCAGCTTTAACAGGCCTTGTTCTTGGTTATCAACCTTCTGAAGATATTCTGCTAATAACATTACTTTCTTCATATCATCAAGTCTAGTTTTAAAATGATCTCCAGTTTCAACTACATCAAAGATAAGATCTCCCCATTTTCCATTTAAAATATCTGAAACTAGTCCTTTTCCCTGACTTTTTGCAGTATCAATCATTGCCGTCTTCACCTCCCCAGCATCCAATTTTTTCTGCTTAATTCGTTTTTCAATTCCAATTTTTTCTGCATGAATGATATATTCAGGATGCTCGATCATCATCTTTATCTCATCGTTTTTGTTCAATTTAAAATCACCTCAATAATATAGTACCCGATATTTCTATCAGATACTATTTTTTATCGAAGCAATAACTTCCCCAAACATCACCCCCTACAACCAACCCGCACATAAAATTTAAATGGACTCGAATCCATTTTCTAATGCTTTTTACGTATTTTTTCAGTTATATAAATCTCCAAACTAATCTAGCTAGACAAAAACTCCCGCCAATAAGCGAGAGTTAGTTTGGAGATTGTCCGTTTTGGAGCCGTGGACGCGTTTAATGTGCTTGGTAGGGATTTGCACCCTACATAACAACACCATCCTGTGTTGCCTCTTAAAACGTCTACCTATTCCGCCACAAGCACGTGTTAGCCAAAAAGACATATCTAAAAGACTAACTTCTTCATCATTGAGTGCCAATCTGCTTGTCGTCTCCGAAGATTTTACCACGAGCTATCAGAGCAGTCCCAATAGCTAACTAATCACGTTATACAGTTTTAGCCCTCATGAGTGACCATGCTGTATAACAATATCGCTGGTAGGCCTCGAACCTACATCCCATTGTGGCTTACCAATTAGCCCACAGCGATTACCAGTCTGTAATTTGGAGGATTACTTCATGCACGTCAATCACATTTGGCATACTACCAATTTAGCACGATTATAGGGGTCAAAAGTCCACAATTAGTCTCAACTTAAATCGTACAATCCTAATTTTTTTGCGCATTTTAAAATAAAACGTGATTTTAGTCTAAATGCAGTTGCACGGCTAACATTAATGCAGTGACTAGATATCAATCCATCGATTGTATATTGCTGGTGCTTTTTGAAATACAGCTCATTAATAATCACCTCAGTGTCATGTTCAGCACCATCTAGGCAATCGTCAATCACTTCCCGCTGATGTTTCAAGGCATTAATGCGCCGATCATCATCAATCGTGATAATCGTGTTGAGCGTTGTTTCCGGATACTTGTATTGTGCCTTGCCTCCTCCAACATTCTCATCACGCGTAGCAGTCGGATAGCGCAATTCCTGTTCACGTTCCTCAATATACTTATCAATTTTGGGATAATCGCGCAAAATATCTTCTACTTTTCTAATAGTTGAGCGTTTCACTACCAGTTCCCCTTTCAAATATTGTAGTCTAGCAGCACACATGTTTAGGGTTGCCTAAATATATCGTGTGGTGTATATTATAGTTGCTTTAATTCCTAGCGTCGTATTCTCCTCAACAGATACGACGCTTTTATATGTTATACTGACAACGGTCATTCGAGTGGTCCTGTGACTGGTCGCCTTAGTAGGCGGCTTTTTGTTTACTATCGCAATTGCTCAACTCCATAATATCAGCAATGAGGTCCTGGCCAATTTGTGCCTGTTGCTCAGTTGTCTAGGCATCTTCGTCCTCCGTAATGTAGTATTTATTTTCGTCAATCGCACGAATACGCCTATCCAGCCAAACGTTATTGTGCTTTAGCTCCCGAGACGTCCTAGTTTTACCCTGCTTGCCTTCCATGACTAATTTAATGGCATTATACTGGGTACGCGTAATCTCCGTGTAATCGTCTGATACGGCCTTAATTCCAGGCATCTTATGCAGGTTAGCTAGTTTGCTATTAGGCACGTTGTCCATGCTGCCATATCTCGCTTCTAGCTTATGAATTACTTCTAGTTCTTTAGGCCAATTTTTGCTCGCCATAGGCTAACTTCCTTTCAAGCTCCTGTTCGTAATGATCGTGTATCTCATTCGTACAATTTGGGCATGGCCCAAACGTGAAACCATAACTCCCAAGTGGTTGCTGAACAACTTTACTACCATGGCATAATTCACAACTCATACACTTCTGACTCCTTCCATGTTGTCAAACAGCAATTGACAGTTAGTGTCCTTGGTATATAAACGATCAATTGTCTGACCGCTATACATGTTTTCTAACTGGCTTCGTGTATTGTTGGTAGTGATAATCGTCGCTAGTTTGCCGTCATTAATGTTAAGGTTCCATCTGGCATTGGCAACGTCATACATCAACGTACGTAAATCTTTGTGCACTGGCTTGTAGAACCCTTTTTCAGTCGGCTTACCACCTTCAGTACCAAAGTCGTCTAGCACCAACACGTCGACTTTTTTCATGTCCTTTAGAACATAGTTTAAGCGTTCTCTGACATCTGGCGCATCGTATTTCTCGTTGACCAGCCGTAGCAATTCAGCTGTCGAGACAAACATTGCTGTCTGTCCTGCGCTCATTAGCTGATACATAATTGCTAGCGCTAATGATGTTTTGCCAACTCCGGGTCCGCCTGCAAGCGCTACGTTGAACTGGTTCGTCTCTAATTTCCTAGCTAACTTAAATGCTTGATTACCAAGTTCTCTAGCTTTAGCTTGATTAGGCTGTTTATCAACCTGCCAATCATTAAAGCTAAATCGTAGTGGCACGCCTCCAGACCAGACTGACATGCGATAGTAATACCGTTTTCGGTTAGCAATTACGCCCGCATTCGCCCGATCAATCGTTTGATGATCCAATTCTTCTTTGGTTGGCAACTTAGTTGTATCAATTCCTCTAGCCGCTACTACTTTCTGAATCGTGGCTTGATTGAATAACTTCGTTACATTTTCCATTAGCCAAACCAGTCCTCTCGTGTTTGCGGCGCTACTTTGTTACTTTGGTTACTTTGCTGATCTCTCTTAGCCCAATTACGAATGGTAGCCAAGTAATCTTTGTAGTGTTTACCACTAGATTGAACATACCCAGAGACTCGCTCAATACGATCTTGCCAGTCAGAAGGAAACTCCGATTTGAGTTTCTCGAATTGTTCATCAGTCAGTAAGACATTCTGGTATTGTCCATATTTATGTCGTGCTGGTTTGGCTTTTTTTGGCTTGGACTTACCTGGTTCTATATACTTACCTTTACTATCCTTACCTAACCTATCCTTACCTAACCTAACCTCGGTATGACAATTGCCTACCAAGTGCCCGTCATTTGGTTGACTGTTGGTTGACACGTGACTACCAAAAGGTAATTTGCTATAACTAGCGTCTTCGTTTAGCTCTAATTGTTTAAGCTCATTAGTATATTTAGTGGGGTGTTTACGATCTGATCGGATGTAATTATGAATATGCCAATCTTTAATCACAGTGACGCCATTCTCAAACGGAATAAGGTACTGCTTGGCTAACAAAATTTTCAAATCATCATCACTTGAACCAGTCATCCGCATAATGGATTTCGTATTACCCACAAACCCATCATCATCAGCATGCATATTCAAATGAAAATATAGTAGCTGAGCTGACTTAGGCATATCCATAAACAAATCAGAATCCGTGATCGTATTACTAAACATTCTCCTTTGTGCCATCTTTTAATCCTCCCTTATTTACTAGTAGGCATTCCACCCACCCGGTGTATTAGTCACTGCTGTATTTTTTAGTGCAAGCCAATTCGTTTTAACGTTTTTTTATCTAGTTTTATGCCATCTACCGGGACGTGGTATTTTGCACTAAATGCCACGGAGCCAATTTGCTCAATCTCACTGTGATGGACTCGACACAATGCCATAACGTGCCGTTTGGTGTGGTCAACGTGTGTTCTGTTCAAGCCGGCTCCAATAACGTCTACATGATGGATATCAGCACGATTACCGCAGATCATGCAAACTCGGTGGCGGCAACATTGGAACAGGTAATACTCTTGCTCACGTGGTAATAGTTTATAGCCTTCCTTGAGCGGCACGTGCCACTCAAACATGAAGTCGATGACTAGGTCGAGTAATTGGTTAGCATCGCTCACAGACGATTCTGTGGTGTCTGACAGGCTAATCTGCTTGCCAAACGTGTATGTCTCATACTGCAAATAAAACAAGTTTTTCAAGAAGTCAGTCGGCATGCCTGACCACGTATAGATGTCACTAAGCAACGCGAAGAACAAGCGTCGCTGTTGTGGCCTAGCTTTACGTGTGTCAGCTAATTCCGAGTACGTGTAGTATTCGTCAGCAGAACCACTTACCGTCTCAACATGGTCAAGGTTAGGCTTATGGGTGAGCTTCTGAACCTGATACCACTCACCATCTTTTTCAATTAACTTAGTCGGTAGCAGTTCCACACGATCACCTCTGCCTAATTTATATCACCGAATTATCTTTTAAAGCCTCCAGCAAAAATTTTCCGCCAGACAAGCCTTCATCCGCATCTTCAAATTGCTGTTCCAATCCACCTAAGTAACCTTCTAGTTCTAATAACAACCAGTCATATTCGTTAAACAGTGCAATCTTTTCCTCATCGTCCAGGTCGCCAAACGAAACAATTTTTTGACGTGCCTGTACCGCCTTGTAGGCAAAGTCAGCAGCGCTTGTGGCCGCAGATAACTTTTTTTCTACACGGTTAAGTTTCATTTCAAATGATTGGCATTCAGATAGTAAGTCCACCATTTATTTCAGCCCCCTATTAAACATCCACAGGTTCAAGCAAAATGCCATCGCCATATTATTTTCAATTAGCTGTAATTCTGGAGTTAATTCTTGTGGATCGCTTAATGCAATCCGTGTAATACCATGAAGAATACAATCCTGTTGTTCTTTGTAAGGTAATGGATTATCCATAACTACCGTCCTCGCTTTCTTAGCACTTGCAAACGAGACTGCTTTGGAATAGAGTAGATGTTGGTGCTGAACAATTTTTCCATTAGTCCATCGTTAGCCGATACTAGCGATGGCTTTTTTTGCGCTCGTTTCCAGTTGTTAACTGATAAAACTGATGCTTTTGGCATGATCATTCCTCCTACTTGAGCACTTGAATACCATTGGTAATAATCTCGAATTGTTGTCCATTTTGTTCAATTACAGCTACATCTTTTTGAGTGCGCAATGTGAACGGAATTTTTTTAATATCCACTACTTTGCCAACGCCGGCTTCTCGTATTAATTGGCCGCAACTATACTCAGCCTTGTAACTCACTCGATCACCTACATGAACTTTCATGGTTATTCCTCCATTTCTAATGCTTCTTGCCAATCAATGACATAGCCGCCACCAGGACACTTGCTAACTGAAATATCTTCTTCTGATAGTGTGTTGATAACGCCGACACTAATTCCAGACTTGTTCCAGATGATTGAGTGATGGCCTGACAAACTAGCAACATTCATTTCACTTAGTAAATCATTTGCTTGTGCCTTGTCAGCATTGGCAACTAATTTATTGCCAAGTCCAACAAATGCATCTGTGCCTCTTACCATTACATTTCCTCCTTAAATTTCCCGTTAAATGGTTTAAAACGTTTTTGAATTTAGGTATTTTTCAAGTTCCTTACGTTCAATGCGTTTTAGTCTGCCAATGCTAGTTACCTTTAAACCGTCATTAATCATCTTATAGACTGTATTTACACTACCAATGTGAAGCTCTTCCATCACTTGCTGATAAGTAAGCCATTGAATCTCCGTTTTACTCATATCATTTCCTCCTTAAATTCCAAACCAGTTTCTAATCTCACGACGCTTGTACCACACGGTTGTTAGCGCCCAGGTTAATACCGCTACTTCTACCATGGCAATTCCTCCTTATGAGTTGAATCATCATCTACCCGCCTAGGTTTTAATTACTCAAATTTTGATGATTCAGTAACCATTTTTCGACTGCTGGGGCGTACCACTTTCCGTCTTCTTCAGGCTTTGGGAATCCTTCTTTGTCGCGATAGTGCTTGTCGAATGCATCAACTTTGATTCCAAACTCAGAGTAGAAATCTTTACGTCCAATCATTTTATGATCAACAGCTTGTTGACTACGCCCATCCGCGATTCCTTGTTCATATGCTTGCGTGAAAAGCTTCGACAAAGCACTTATCAAACTGTCCATCCTGGTCACTCCTTTCGGTTTATCGACTAATCTTTTTGTGCTCTGAATCTTCTGCTACGAATTTTTTTGAGACCTCCGTGTTACTTGCGATAACATGGAGGTCTTTTTCGATTGCCCATAATACGTGTACTAGTTGCTTTAGTGTTTTTGTCATACTGCTTCTCCTCCTATGCTGGCTCCTTGTCGAATTTAAGTGACGTCTGCCGAATAATCGTCTTAGTTGCTGTAGATGGCTCCCAATCGTTGATGAAGTCCATTACCATCTGGTAGTCCTTCTTGCGTAGCATTGACCGAGCACTCACGTTAGCAATCTTCTTGATGCCACCGCCGATATCTTTGAACAGCTCGCCTCGTTGTTTCTGTGTGATATGACCATAGCTATGTGCGACTTCCGACACGCGCTGATTAACACGCCGGTTAAGCGCACTATATTCAGGATTAGGAATAACTTGGTTCTCTTTGAGGTCTTTCACATCGCCCTCTACACTGTCTAGGCGTTGGTTCGTTTCCTCATTGGCTTGCAGTGCCAATCTGGCAATCTCGCGCGGTGATGTTGGCAATTTTGCTTGTTCTTCCATAGAGTTGAATGCCTCAATGTACTGAAGCTTAAATTGAAGTGCCTTGTCTCCCGTGAATCCCATCGCTAGCAAAGTGAAACCATCTCGATTCATGTAGAAAGCCCGACGATTGCGGTTGTAACTATCTGGAATATTTGTTTCACTGAACATCTGCGCAAAATTGCGCACATCTCTTTTAAGATTAGTGATAGCTTTCAAAACATCTCGATGGTTCTTTTCAAATACCTCTGCTACTTGCAAGCTGCTAGTAACAGCTTGCTTATTCTTCATAATTACTAAATCATTCATGTGGATCACTCCTTTCATTGAATTCCCAAAATTTTGGCCATTTGTGACCGAATCCGTTTTGACTTGGGTTCGTTACCACCTTTGATTGCACGGTTAACTTGTGACGGTGTGACCTTTTCGGACTTAGTGGTAAGCATTTCAGCCATTTCTTTTTGAGAAATTTTGTGGCGGCTCAATGCAGTTTTGTATTTAATTTCAATTTCCAATGCGACATCTTCGATTGTTTGTTCTGGCATTTTTACTCCTCCTTTACATAATTTATTAATGAATAAGTTTATCCATTCTGTTATAATTGGTTTGCTTATTAGAATTGCCCAATTGAATAGTAATATTCAACTCGAATCGGGTGAATTCAAGGAAAGCCTAAACCACTGTTGGCAAGGTAACCCTGAGCCAAGCGCAACGTGTCTCAAAGAGTTGTGAAGGTGCAACGCATAGATGGTGACTGACATCAATAATCCATTCACGAGCGCCCGACGGCCTTATTAGGTCGAAAAGATATGCTGAGCTAGCTAAAAATAGTTAGAAGCTAGAGATAAAAAACTTTAGCGACAACAACCTGATTAACTCTATTGCTTATGGATTCTCTAAGACAGCCAATGTAAACAAGACGATGGGAGCTGATGTTATGAAAGAAATTGCTAACATGACTTCAGCCACACCTTCAACCACTGGACTCACTAAGGCTATTTCTGAGCTATCTCACGCAGTCCCAATGAGCATCACAGGAACAAAAGCAACTGGTAAATAGCTAATAAGCACAAGTCGTCTAGTTGGACGGCTTTTTTCATCCCCTTTCGTAATTTATTCATCAAGTTATTGACATTTGTCTAGACAATCGTCTATAATAAATGCATACGAAATAAGCCAATAAACTTTACTTCATCATCCGTTTCTCGCCAAAGCTACGTTTTGAAGCTATTGTTTCTTGTTGCTTAATTACTTGATGAATTAAATATAAGATAATTGTCTTAATAAGTCAAGACAATTATCTAAATTAATTCTCTATTTTTAGGAGAATGCCGATATGACTGTGTTTGAACGAGTAAAAAAAATAGCTAAGAAGAATAAAATTAGCTTGCTGCAACTTAATGATCGTGCTGGATTAGGAAAAAACGCTATTTATAAGTGGAAAACTCAAAATCCAAGCACTGAGAATCTTCAAAAAGTTGCAAGTGTTCTAGGAGTATCAACTGACTATCTTCTTGGAAACACAAATGACCCGGAACCTTCTGTGTCATCTGATAACCTGACAAAGAATCAAAAATTAATTGCCTACTCTATTGACCCAGATATATCAGATGAGGAACGTCAGGCCATAATAAATATGGTCAAGGAAGCAATGAAATTTCGTCGTAGACTGTAGGTGACCGGTATGACAGACTTGGAAAAGATTGAAGATATGTATCCGCAACTTAAATTTTGGGGTATCGAAGTCAACAATCCACACTATCATGGCTGTATCGTCGGTACTGACGTCTATATCAATACTCTTCAAGATGACATTGATTGGCTTAAAACAGCATTGCATGAGGCTTCGCACTATGAAAATGATAGCGGCAGCCTAACGAACGCAAGATTAGTGGAAGTGTTACGCGCTGAAGGATATGCTGATAGGCAATCTATACGGAGTTTCAATATTATGTTCGGATAACTTATAGACCAGATACGGATGTCGGTAAAAGCTGAAATTCTATTTTTTGGAGGAATTTGTTGTGGAAACATTAGGGGTATTGTCTTTTTTAGTATTTTTAATAGCAATTGTACTATTTATTGTGTCAACAATTGGATGGATTTTTAAGAAAGCTAAAGGCAAAGAACTAAGCAAATGGAAAAAGACGTCTATATATTCAATCGTTGTAGTGTTTCTTTCTTTTGCACTGCTATTATTTGCTGGAATAAAATCAACGAGTACATCTTCTAATGACAAGTCAAACGCTAGAAACACAACAGTTAGTGTTTCTTTGTATCAAAATAAAGTTGATAATGTAACTACCGTAAAGGGGACAGCCACTCCCGGAGCAACTGTTCATTTCAAGCCTACTAGTGAAGATGGAATTTCAGACACTGTAAAAGCCAATAAAAAAGGAAAGTTTAGTGACGATTACCTTGTTTCAGGAAAATATACTGTTTATGCTACATATCACGGTTATAAAAGTCCCAAGTCGCAATTGACTATTACTGAATATAAAGATTCTGACAGTAGTTATAGTAGCAGTGACAGTAGTTCAGATACTAGTGATTCATACAATGCAACTGAAGGCGAAAATAACGCAGAAAAATATACTTATGGTGATTTTGTCAAGTCTGATGATTGGGTTGGAAAATCATATCATATTTCAAAGGCTGAAGTACTTCAAGCTGACGAAAAAGACGGCCAAACAGTCCTTCTAGTATACACAGACGATGATCCAGACCACACGTTTATGGTTGCCTATGATGGTAAAACACCAGCAGTCGAAGACGATTATGTGGACATTCAAGGTGTTTTTTCAAAGAGACAATCATATGATACCAAAATTGGTGGAAGTAACACTGTGCCGTCACTAGTTGCTAGTAAAATAACCGTTACTGGTAAAGATTCAGACTAGCTATGGAATTATATGTAGGAACGTACAGCGCACACGTGTTCGACTTTACCATTGCAATTGGCATCATTTGCTTCATAGCGCTAGTCGTCATGTTAGTTTACTGGAATCACAAGCGAAAATAGCACCCTGCCCACTACAGCCTAGCGGGCAACATGCGAGCGTAGTTCAACGGTAGAACATGTCCAAACCCAAATAGAGTTCCCCTGCTCTTATCAACTACTATGCAGGTTCGACTCCTGCCGCTCGCGTTTATAATTAATATAGGACCTTTAGCTCAGTTGGTTAGAGCAGATGGCTCATAACCGTCCGGTCGTTGGTTCGAGTCCAACAAGGTCCATCTTTGCGAGCGTAGTTCAACGGTAGAACAATGTTCCAAGTCTTGAAGCCCATTCTTTCTTGGAGTACTATGCAGGTTCGACTCCTGCCGCTCGCGTTGACCAAATACTGATGTCATTAAAAGCTGACTTGTTTGGGGGTGATTAATATGACATATTTTGATCCTGACGAAATACTTCAAACAAAAGAAGAAGCTTTAGATTGCATGGAAGTGCATGGCATTATGACAGATGCCACCTTTCCAAAGCTTAATGATACGGGAAACACTGATAAACACATGGCTCCTGTTTACAAATATCTTAGAGAAAATGGTATGTATATACTTCACACTGGTTTCTATGATAGAACATTTAATTTTGGTGCAATATACTTTATGTTTGATGCAAATCGCTTTGATTATCAAACTGCACCAGCTGAAGTTAAGAAGATTTTGAAAATTTGGTCAAAGTTTCAATCTAATTAAACTAAAAAGCACATCCCCTCCCGCCAAGAAGTAAGATGTGCTACCAATAAAAGCCAGTGGATTGCTCCACTCTTTTTACATACATAATATTATCACAACTAAGGAGGTGATGCCTGTAAGTCCTTAAAATTCTACCCGCCTAGGTGAAATTTAAGGAGGAAATATAAATGGCAAGTATTAAAAAGAAAAATGGCAAATGGGCCGTTCGCGTTAGTTACTATGATGAATTTGGCAAACGGCACTTTAAAAACAAGAGTGGCTTTTCTCGTAAAAAAGAAGCTGAACAGTGGGCAACTAAATTGGAACAAGCTAAGTTTGACCAATCCATAGGAAAAACCGATACAACGACAGTCTTTACAGATTACTACGAGAAATGGTTAGAAACCTATAAATTTGGCAAAGTTTCCCGAATTACAGAACAAGAATATCGATATACTCTTCGCCAAATTGCTGAGTTACTACCCAACGTTCAACTGTCGTCAATGACAAGGCTGCGTTATCAACAATTTATCAATGAATTTGTGCACGGTAATGCCAAGCAACGTGCACAGCGACAACTGACAGATAATCAACCATATCATAGCAAGTCATCTGTTGAAAAATTGCATGGTCACATTCATGCTGCAATTATCGATGCCGTAGCTGATAATTTAATAAAGACCGATTTCTGCTTACATGTTGAATTAGGTGGCCACTCCGGTAAACCAGCACAACTAAAATACCTTGACGCGAAAGACATGCAAACACTAGCCGCTGAGGTCAATAAAAATATCAAGCTAATTTCTACTGGAAAATCAATGATCTACACCGGCCTACTAACTGGTATGCGAGTAGCCGAAGTTTCTGCGCTCACTTGGACTGATATCGATTGGCAAAATAAGACTATCCGCGTTAATAAGTCATGGGATTATGTTTATGGTCAAAAATTCAAGAAAACTAAAACCGAATCGAGTATTCGGACAATAACCGTAACTGACGATCTTTTAAATCATCTTAAGACACTACACGCTTTACAGATGGCAGCTAAATTGGACAACCCAGATCATTTAGTTTTCATGAACAAACGTGGTCGTATTCCCTCTCCAGGAGCATGTGATAACCTGCTCAAAAAATACTCCGACTCATTGGGGATTAAACGGATTAGTTTTCACGGGTTACGGCACACCCATGCTAGCTACCTGCTCTACTGTGGCGTAAAGATGGAATACATTTCCAAACGGTTAGGCCATAAGAACAGTTCCATCACTCGTAACGTTTACGCTCATATGATTAAAGAAGACCAACGGCAGGAAGACAAACGGACCTTAAAAGCCCTCTCTCAGGTCAACTAA